GAACTAGACACCCGCATAGCAGAGTTGCGAGCCGTTCAGGTCGCTAACTTGGAAGCAGCTAAACTAAGGGCTGAAGTATCTAACACAGATGACACCGAATACCGAGCAGTCGGCAACGTTGTCGTTAAAGATGAACCGTTGCAATACCGCGAAGGTGGCGAACACGATTTTTTCGTTGATCTTTACCACGCACAAATCAGAAACGAACCAGCAGCATGGAACAGGCTGCACCGTCACCAGCAAGAAACAGCTACAGAAACCAGAGACTCTAGCACGTCAAACTTTGCCGGTTTGGTTCCACCTCACTATGCAATTGCAATGGCATTAGAAAAAGCTCGGGCTTCCCGCCCATTCGCTGACGCATGCAACCGCCAACCGTTGCCAGAAACAGGCATGGATGTAGTTATAACACGTTTAACTACCGGCGCGTCCACCACTGCGCAGAGTTCCGAAAATTCAGCTATCGCTGAAAGTTCACCCGATGACACCACGCAGACCATAGGAATTAAGTCTTATGCCGCTAATGTTGATGTATCAGCTCAGGCACTAGCCAGAGGCGTAGGAATAAGCAACCTACTAGTCGAAGATATGGTCGCGTCTTACGCTCAAGCGTTAGACGCTGACCTAATCGACGGTTCCGGATCGTCAGGGAAACACACCGGAGCGCTACGCGTTTCAGGTATCCAAAGCGAAAGCTACACAGCAGGCACAGCCACCGGCGCAGGGCTTTATGAAAAGATTCTTAAGGGCATTAACCTAGTCCAAACAGCAATCTACAAGCCAGCCACACTAATAACCATGCACCCACGCCGGTGGGCATGGTTCGTAGGCAAAGGTCTAGACGGTGACGGTAGACCATTAGTTCTGCCATCACAAAATGTGCCAACCAACGCAATGGGTATAGGAAATATGGACGTACCACAAGGCGTCGTCGGGCAAATAGCCGGTGTAGGCGTTTTGTTAGACCCTAACATCCCTACCGATTTAGGCAGCGGTTCCGACGAAGATGCTATCCTAATTACCAACATGAGCAATACTGTATTGTGGGAAGATTCAGGAGCAGCGCCAAACGTCGTCAGCTTCGATCAAACCAACGCAGGTTCTCTCACGGTTAAATTTGTGAGTTGGGGCTATAGTGCATTCGCACTTAAAGACCCAGCCGGAATGGTAAAAATTGTAGGCACAGGGCTAAACGACACCCTTTAATCAGTAGGTAGGGTAGGGTTTCCGCCTTACCCTACCAAAAGGATTTAATTATGGATACACACGACGCACGCAGAGCAAAAATAGAAGCGGGTAGAGTAGGACCGGTTAAAAAACCAGCAAGTAAAAAAGCCCCAGTAAAGAAAAAACCAGCTACTAAAAAATAGTTCAGTTTGCAAATTGTGGGCGGTGGTTCTGGTAGCCGGAGCCATCGCCCGCCTTACAAGGGAATAAAAAAAAATGGCATTTGTGACACGCGATTTAGTTAAGCAGTACTTAGGGATTCCCGACGCGACAAGCTCGGAGAACACGCCAATAGATAACGCCATACTAGCAGCCGACGCGGAGATAGAATCTATATGTGGGCGCACGTTTGAAGTACCTTCAGGCGCTACCACCAAAACGTTCATACCGTACGACGATTACACCGTTTTTTGCGATGACATCGCTCAGACCACTGGCTTAATAGTCAAAACAGACACGGGTTTAGATGGAACCTATGACACTACGCTAACAATAACCACAGACTACGTTTTAAACGGCAATGCAGCCCCGTACAGGGTCATTAAACGCGTAGATGGGTCAGCGTACCCACGTGACCGTTACGGACGCCCTACAGTGCAGGTAACGGCTTACTGGGGTTACGGCATGGCTATACCAGACCAGATTAAACAGTGCGCGTTAGTGATAGCGGCACGTTTGTATCAACGGCGTAGCAGCCCGTTGGGTTTTCAAGCTGGCAGCGTAGACGTAGGGTTCGTAAGAATCAGCCGAACCGATCCCGAAGTTATCGCCTTGTTACGGGGTTTGAAGTTACCGGCAGCAGCCTAATGGATTACGACAACATCAGGGCAGAATTAAAAGTTCGCCTAGAAACCGTTTCAAGTCCGCAGGCTTTTGTAAGTGTTTACGATTATGTCCCCGATTTTTTAACGCCACCCTGTGCCATAATAGTGCCTAGTAATAATGCGATCACGTTTCATGAAGCGATGGGAACCGTAGCAGCCGGTTTAGCCACATGCCGGTTTGACATTGTGGTAGCAGCGCAACGGTTTGAAAGCACCAGCAACCAAGAACTATTAAACGATTACCTGGTAACAGTACCTACAGCGTTAGAAGCGGACCAGACCCTAGACGGGGAAGCTACAGCCTGCACAGTCATCGCAGCTAGGAACTATGGACCCTTAAACTTCGGGGATAGTGTATATTTGGGAGTACAGTTTGATGTAAGCGTGATCGCATGATGTCTAAAAATTGGAGAATAAAATTATGAGTAAATACGAAGTGATAAGCGACAATTTCGCGAATCACGAAAAAGGCGACACCGTAACAGCGAAGCAGTTACATGGCGTAAACATAGACGCTTTAATCGGCGTTCATTTAAAAGATACAAACCCTACAAAAAAGGAAAAATAGAAAATGGCAGAAGTAGTATTAACAAACGCCAGTGTTGTTATTAACTCCATCGATCTTTCAGCGCACATAACAAGTGTCGCTATTAATAGAGCATCAGACGCAGTTGAAACCACCAGCATGGGCGACACTAATAGAACATACACGGGCGGTTTAGAATCCGGCACACTGGACATCACGTTTAACCAAGATTTCGCTAGTGCGAAAGTAGAAGCAACAATTTACCCGCTAGTTGGGACTTCAACCACTGTAGTTGTTAAGCCCGTAGCGTCAGCCGTTGCAGCTACCAACCCGTCGTACAGCATGTCTTGTTATGTTTCAGAATGGTCACCGCTAGACGGCAGCATCGGCGATTTAAGTACCGCCAATATTTCCTGGACTATAAATGGTGCAATTGTGAAAGCAACGAGCTGATAACATGCTCGGATCTGACATAAGGCTACAAATTACGCCAGCTAATTCAAGCGACGCGTACACAGTGTCAATCAGCCTAAAGACAGCAATATCTTTTGAAAGAGAATTTAAAACCACGCTAGCCGGTGCATTCAGCGACAACCCCAGCATTGAGCATATTTGCTGGCTGGCGTGGACTGCTACCCGTGAAAGTGGGCGAGTAGTTAAACTCTTTGACGAATGGGTAAGTACTGAAATTGATGATATTACACTTTTGGAGAGTGAGAAAGATTTTTTGGACAGCGACACACCGCATATTCAATCGCTAGGTTAGCGCTTATCACGGGGCAACCCGTAACGGATTTGCTGGAGTGTGACCCTTACATTATTAGGGCGCTGACAAAAGCCCAAAATGATTTAGTGCGTGAGCAGGAAAGAGCGAACAGGCGAAATGGCTAGAGGACCATCAAGGAAACCAGCGGTAACAATAGAAGGCGGTAGGGCGCTTCGTAGAGCGCTGGCAGAAATAGAACACGGCATAGATGACCTTAAAGCCATTCATTTAGACATGGCGCAAATAGTAGCCAATAGAGCGAAACAACTAGTACCAGTAAAAACCGGCGCGTTGTCTGACAGTATCCGACCATCAGGCACTAAAACAGCGTCAAGAGTTAGGGCAGGCTTTAAACGCATAGGGAACTATGCAGGCGTAACCCATTTCGGTAAACCTTCCGGCTTCTTTAAAAAAGGGCAAGAACCTAAACCCTTCCTTTACCAAGCATTGGAAGAAGAAGCAGACGCAGTTTTTGAACTCTATAAAGAAGGCGTAGATGATGTGATCAAAAAGGGTTTACGTTATGCGAAACAAGTAGAAGCGACAGGGTAGAAACATGGCGAAAGCGCGCAGCAGTTCAGTAATTAATGTTCTAATCGCTGGAGATACCAAAAAATTCAAAAAGGCGTTAGGGCGTGCGAGCGGGTCTTTAGCTGATTTCAGTAAAAAAGTCGGTAAAGTCGGGTTGGCTGCCGGTGCAGCGTTCGCAGGTATAGGCGCTAAATCCATAGGTTTAGCAGTAGATTTCGAAGAGTCACTGTCGAAAGCACAACAAATTTTCGGTGACGCAGCGAAAGGCATAGAAGCCAACGCCAAAGGCGCAGCCAGCGCCGTAGGATTATCACAAGCAGAGTTTTTAGAAGCAGCTAGCAGTTTCGGCGTATTCGGAAAAGCAGCAGGATTAACAGGCGG